TGCTGTTGATGCAGCTCAAACAGCCATAACTTCTATATACAATACATCTTTAGCAATTGGATATGGTTCATCTCATGCAAATATAAACTTTGGTACTGATAATCAAATTACTCTTGATATTGATGGTACAGGACAGATAGTATTAAAGGATGGAGTTTTCCATCCTGTAACTGATAGCGATGTAGATTTAGGTAAAAGTGATAAATATTGGAAAGATGCTTTTATTGATACAATTACAACAACTGGAAATGTTACAGTTGGTGGTAATTTTACTGTATCAGGTACAACTACTACAGTTAATAAGGTTACAGTAAATGTTGAGGATGCTTTTGTATTTGAGGGAGCAACTGATGATGCATATGAGACAACTTTTTCTGTAACTGATCCAACAGTAGACAGAGTTATCCTTCTACCCAATACTAGTGGTGAGGTACAAGTTACACCACCTATGACTTTAAATGGTACAGATGGTAGTAGCACTAACGCTGGGGATTATTTGGTACAAAATACTTCTGCTGATGAGAATGATAGATTAATATACGAAGATGCAACCTCAGATGTTATAGCAGTTTTAGCATCTCATGGAATAACTTTAGCAGGACTAGGATGGAACGCATTTCAGTTTGATAACGGATAGGAGTTACAATGTTAGGGGTCGATAAGATATTTATATTAATAATTGTTTTGGGTCTTGTAGGTGGTGTGGTCTACTACACAATTTTCTGCAACAGCTGTTAACGGATAGGAGTTATAATGTTAAGAGTATATATATTAATAATTGTTTTGGGTCTTGTAGGTGGTGTGGTCTATGGTGGATATTACTATTATAAGGATACTCAAGCTCGAATTGCAACTCTTACAGAGAATAGTGTAAAACTAGAACAGGCTACAAAGACACAAAAACAAACTATAGAAACTCTTGTAGCTGATGCAAAAAAATTTGAAGAACTTAATAGAGAACTAAATATTAAACTAGATAAAGCAAATGATTATAAGAATACCCTTATAGCTAAATTGCATAAACATAATCTTACCAAACTTAGTATAAAAAAACCTGGCTTGGTGGAAAAGAAAATAAATCGTGGAACGAAAAAATTATTTGAAAGTTTTGAAAAATTGTCTGGTGTTAAGTCTTCTACTGCCGTTACTGTTCCTAAGTAGTGCATGTAGTTTATGGTCACAGGTACGGAAGGTTGAAATAAAAACAGTAGAAGTTGAAAGACAAATTCCCATACAAAATAGGCCTAGGCCTATGCGTATGAACAATATCTATTTTTATGTTGTTACAGAACAAAATTTTGAAGAATTTGAGAAACGATTTGCTAAAAAGAACGATGATTTAGTTTGGTATGTTTTGAGTGTTAAAGATTATGAAGGCCTTGCACTTAATATGGCAGAGATTAAAAGATTTTTGCAACAACAAAAAGAATTGATAATATATTATGAGAAAGCTATAACACCTAAATCTAAGTCTAATAAGGAAAAGAAATAATGGGAAAATTTAATGGCAAAATATCTGCGGAATTTACTCCACCAAAAACATGGGAGTTAGAAAGAGTGTTATCATTTCAGACAGATGACCTTACAGCAGATGAAATTAAATGTTTGAAAATAATTGGTGCTAATATTGTAGAAACAGGTAGAATTACATGTAAGAAAGGCATGAAGACAGACCTTGCATCTGTTCCACGAATTGTATGGAATATTATTGCACCTTGGGATGTTGCTAGAGCAGCAGTAATTCATGATCATCTGTATGCAACATTGAGAAATTATTATAATAAAATAGTTCGTAAGATGCATCATGGCCGTAAATCAGAATATAAATTAATATGGGAAAAAGCAAGAGCTCTTTCTGATAAAGTTTTTCTTTTGGGCATGGATGCATCAGAACCATCTATTTCTGGATGGAAGAAAAAGTCTGCATATTATTCTGTTAGGATATTTGGTAGATGGCCTGCCTCATCTAAAGAATAAATAAAAATATAAGGAGAAAAATAATAATAATGTGTCCACTATGTTATGTGCCATGGTTCGTTATTATTCTTAGTGCATTGGGATTGACCTCTGTTCATATATGGATTGACGAAAATTCATTTATTTCAGGTGTAATAATTGGTGTTGCATCAATAGCTCTGTCTTGGGGTGCTTATAAATTATACAAATATTTCACAAGACCAAAAAATTGGGAACTTCCGGGGGTGTAAGTGATGAAACATTTGGAGGAAATTAATGCGACATATTGGAACCATTTAAAGTTTGCGTGGGCTGAAGCAATAATATGTGTATGTATAGGTATTGGTTTATTCATTCATGGATTGATACCTTGGTTATTCCATGACCTTTTTAGTAAATATCTACCTAAGGCTCAAAATAGAGTTAATGAACAGCTTGGAAAGACTCATATACAGTAGATATGGAGTAATATATGTGGTTTTGGTTGATTTCTACAATAGTAGGAAGTATTCTTGGGAATGCTGCAGATAGTTGGTTTTCAGACACCAAGTTTGGAGGGTGGGTTTATAGAAAAATAGACCAACTAGGAACATGGGCTGCAGATAAGTTAAATATTAAGATTTTAAAAGATGAAGAACTGTGGAAATATAAATACCCAAATATAAGTAAGAAACTTGAAGAAATTGAAAATAGACTATATATAACTGAAAAAATGTTTAAAAAAAAGGAGAAATAAATGAGTATTAGTAATTGGATTTCAGAAAGAATTACCGAAACTTCAACTCACGAAGGTCTTATGGTAGCAATTGCTGCTGCTTTAGTGCTGTTTAGTGGGTTTGAACTTACTAGAGTCATTCTTTGGGGTGCCCTCATTTGGGGTGTCTGGTCTACAATGAAGAAAGACTAGAAAAGAAGAAGAAAACTAATGAACTGGATTAAAGACAGATTTTCAGAACGTACATCATGGGATGGTATGGCTTTGATAGCTGTAGGTTTAATAGTACTTTTTTTAGGCCCCTTTGCAAAATGGGCTGCTTATGCAGCAGTTGTATGGGGCGTTATTGCAATGTTGAACTCTGAAGATTAATCATGTCAGAGTTGGAAACATCGGTTGAACTTATTAAAAAAGAATTAGATGATCAGAGAAAAATACATGAAAAATTAGATATTGCGATAGAAAAATTAACCGATGTTTCCAACTCAATTCATCGTATGTTAGCAGTACATGAGGAGAAAATTGCAAGACAAGAGGAGTCTATATTTGCTGCAGAAGAACAGATAGAAGTTAGGAGGGGGGAATTATTGATAAAAATAAACGAACTTCATTCCAGAATAACTACTAATACTAAAGAAATTATGACTGCAGCATCTGCACAACACGAAAAACAAAATAAGGAAATTGCAAAATTAAGAGAAGATATTAACAGTAGGGTTGGTGTTTTAGAACGATGGAGATATATCATTATTGGTGGTTCAATTGTAGTGGGATTTTTGCTCCATAAATTTATTCAATTTGGTACTTGACATTAGGTGTTAAATGTTGTATTATGTTTGTAAATGAATTCTTATATTGACATTAAATATATAAATCTTATTCAAAGCTCTCTTTCAATGTTCAAGAAGAAGGGAGATTTTCTTTGGAATTTCCGTTGTCCTTATTGTGGAGACTCACAAAAGTCTCGTACAAAGGCAAGGGGATTTGTTTATCGAAAAAAGAATGACTTATTTTATAAGTGTCATAATTGTGGAGTAGGAACTACTTTAGGAGGCCTTATAAAATATGTTGACTCAAAAACTCACAAAGACTATATATTAGAACGATACAAAACTGGTAGTGACCATCAAATATCAAAGCCGGAGTTTGAATTTAATGAACCTGTATTTCGTAAAAAAGGCCTTTTTAAAAATCTTCAAAAAATTTCAGAATTATTCAGTGAACACCCCGCCAGAAAAATTATGGAAGAAAGACAATTACCATTAAAGTCACTTACCGATTTATATCTATGCAAATCATTTTATAAATTCACGAATAACTTAGTACCGAATAAATTTCCATCTCTTGATGGTGATCATCCTCGACTATTGATTCCTTTTCGTGATAAAGACGGTGAAATTTTTGCATACCAAGGAAGGGTATTTGGAAAAGAAGAACCAAAATATATAACAATAATTTTAGACCACAATGAAGACAAAATTTTTGGTTTGAATACAACAACTAAAGATAAAGGAATTTTGGTTGTTGAGGGCCCGCTTGATAGTTTGTTTTTAGATAATTGCATTGCTATTGCTGGTGCAAGTTTTAGGAAACCTTTAATGATTGAAGGTAGACTTATGCAGAATAGAGAACTAACAATTATTTTTGATAATGAACCAAGAAATAAAGAAATTTGTAAACAAATAGATAGGTCAATAAATCAGGGACAAAGAATGGTGATATGGCCGAAGTCTGTAGTACAAAAGGACATAAATGATATGATATTGTCAGGAATGACAAAAGAAGAAATAGAAAAAATTATAAAAGAAAATACTTTTAGTGGGGTGGAAGCCAAACTAAAGTTTTCAGAATGGAGAAAAACAAATGTCTGAATTTAACGGCAATAATTACCTACCCACCCCCTATCAAGAATTTATTCATCTTTCAAGATATTCTCGTTGGTTACCAGATAAGGAAAGGCGTGAAACATGGACAGAAACAGTATCACGTTATTTTACTTTTTTTGATGAACACTTATATTCAATTCACAAATTTAAATTACCAAAAGAACTAAGGAAAGAGTTAGAAGAAGCAGTTTTAAGTTTAAAAGTAATGCCGTCTATGAGATGTTTGATGACGGCCGGCGAAGCATTAAAACGAGAAAATATTTCTGGGTATAATTGTTCTTATATTGCTGTTAATAGACCTCAAGCTTTTGATGAAATTCTTTATGTTCTTATGAATGGGACAGGAGTTGGTTTTAGTGTAGAAAGACAACATATTAGTCAATTGCCAAGGATAGCAGATGAATTTCATGGCTCTGATACTACAATAGTTGTTGGTGATAGTAAACTTGGTTGGGCAAAAGCATTTAAGGAATTGGTTGGAATGTTATATATTGGTCAAATCCCATGTTGGGATTTATCAAAAATTAGACCAGCTGGAGCACCTTTAAAAACTTTTGGTGGTAGAGCTTCGGGACCAGAACCATTAGAATCTCTCTTTAATTTTGCAGTTAATGTGTTTAAAAATGCATCGGATAGAAAACTTACTTCTGTTGAATGTCATGACATTGTTTGTAAAATTGCAGAGATTGTTGTAGTTGGTGGAGTACGGCGTTCTGCCCTTATTTCTCTTTCAAATGTGTCAGACGACCGTATGCGAGCAGCAAAATCAGGTCAATGGTGGGATAACAATCCACAAAGAGCACTTGCAAACAATAGTGCATGTTACACAGAGAAGCCGGATGTAGGGGTCTTTATGGACGAATGGAAGGCCTTATATGAGTCTAAATCGGGAGAACGTGGTATTTTCAATCGTGCTAGTGTAGTTAAAATGGCAGAGAAAAATGGGAGAAGGGACGTAAATCATGAGTTTGGCACAAATCCTTGTTCCGAAATTATATTGCGAGATAGACAATTTTGTAATCTCTCAGAAGTAGTTATACGAGTTACAGACACCATAGAGACATTAAAAAGTAAAGTACGCATTGCTGCTATTTTAGGCACTATTCAATCAACACTTGTTAACTTCAAATATGTATCTGCTGGGTGGAAAAAAAACTGTGAAGAGGAACGTCTTCTTGGTGTATCTCTTACAGGTATTATGGATTCTCCTCTTACAAATGGTTATAATAAAGCATATGATACAGGTGTTCTTCTTAATGAGTTAAGAAATATTGTAATATCAACAAATGAAGAGTGGGCTAAGAAAATTGGTATTAATCAATCTACTGCAACAACATGTGTAAAACCTTCTGGTACGGTAAGTCAATTAACAGATGCTGCATCTGGTATTCATGCACGCCACAACCCTTACTATATAAGAACAATAAGAGGTGACAAGAAAGACCCATTGACAAAAATGATGACAGCTGAAGGATTCCCTGTAGAGGATGACTACCTTAATCCTACACATACAGCAATATTTTCTTTTCCTATGAAAGTAGAGAAAGGTGCTATTTTTCGTGCAGATAAGACAGCAATAGAACAATTGGAACTTTGGAAGATATATCAAGAACATTGGTGTGAACATAAACCATCTGTAACCATTTCAATCAAAGAGAATGAATGGATGAGTGTTGGTGCGTGGGTGTATGATAATTTTGATTATATGTCTGGTGTAAGTTTCTTACCTTTTTCAGAACATACATATAAACAAGCACCTTATCAAGACATTGAGAAGAAAGATTACGAAGAACTTCTCAAACTTATGCCAAAGAATGTTGATTGGAGTAAGTTGTCAGAATATGAAAGGACAGACATGACAACAGGTTCACAAGAATTAGCATGTACCGCAGGGGCATGTGAAGTAGTTGACATAGTTGCACCACCTCAACAAAGTGAGGTTTTGGAAATTGCTATATAATGAAAGTAATTGTGTGTGATGTTTGTGAAGCAGAATTTTATATAAAACATAATATGGATGAAAATTATTATAGAGTAATACATTGTCCATTTTGTGGAGCAGATTTACATGACGAAGAATTGAAAGACGAGATAGAGTGGAGTGACGATGAATAAAATCTATTATAAATATAAAGGTTTAACTAGAAAAAGGAGATTATTATGACACAACTTATTGACCCTATAAAATTCACTAAAGTAGTGACCGCAATGCGGTCCTTTTTTTTGTCTAAAGGGTTTGTAGAAGTACACACACAGAACAGACTATCCATACTTGCTGCTTGTGAAGACCCCACTACTGTTGCAACATATAATTATGCAGGGGAGGTTTGGCCTCTACCTCAGACGGGGCAAATGTGGTTGGAGTATGAACTCCTCAGAAATCCATCTGCGGATGGGTTTTTTTGTGTCTCCACCTCATACAGACAGGAGCCGAATATCATAGAAGGCAGACATGACCTGATATTTCCCATGTTTGAATTTGAATTCCCAGGCACTATAGATGACCTTGAAGCAATGGAGAAAGAACTAATAAAACACTTGGGGTATGATGAAGAGGTAGATGCTAGAGACTATAAAGAATGGTGTGAGTCGTTTGGAGTAAAAGAATTAACGTATAGTCATGAGGAACAAATGATTAAACCTTCCATGATAAAGAATTTCCCTAATGATACATCACCTTTCTGGAATATGAAGCAGAATGGAGATGGTACTGCTGCAAAGATAGATGTTATTCTGGGTGGAATGGAGACTATCGGTAGTGCTGAGAGAAGTTCCAATCCAGAAGAGATGAGAGAGATGTTTAATACAATAAGTAATGGCATGTATGCAACTCTCCTCTATGGCCAATTCGGGAAAGAAAGAGTAGAGAAAGAATTAGATGATTTTCTCTCTTTAAACTTTATCCCTAGAGTTGGTGGGGGTATTGGATTGACAAGACTAATTAATGCAATATTATAGGGTGGATAACTAAGTAATGAAAACGATAATATGTGATATAGATGGTGTTATTTTTAAATATTCTTCAAATGGTACTGATGCAATAATAAATGAAAATCCTGTATTGTTGCCAGGAGTTAAAGAACAATTTAACGAATGGGAAATGGCAGGACATAAAATTATTCTTATAACAGGACGTAGAGAATCTATAAGAGAACGGACTGAAGCTACTTTATGTGATTTTGGTATTCCTTTTGATATTTTACTTATGGGTTATGCAGATAGAGGAAGAGTGTTGATTAATGATATTGGTGGTAAAGGTCAGTGTAAGGCTCATGCAGTTTCTATACTTAGAGATGGGGGATTTACAGAAGTAGAGTGGAAAGAAGTAGGATTATGAAAACCCAAAGTGCAAAATCAAAAGGTCGCCGATTACAACAGTGGTTTCGTGACCTTCTTATAGAAAAATTAGAAGTACACCCAGAGGATATAGAAAGTCGTTCTATGGGTGCAGGAGGTGAAGATTTAATTATGGCAAGAGCAGCAAGACATAAATTTCCCTACTCCATAGAATGTAAGAATCAAGAAAGTGTAAATGTATGGAAATCTTATGAACAAGCAGAAGAAAATTCTGGTGACTATGAACCTATAGTGGTTTTGAAACGAAATAACACAAAACCCCTTGTTTTGATTGACGCAGATTATTTTGTGAGATTACATAATGACAAATTGGCCCAATAATTGGTGGATTGAAGAATACAAGAAATTTCATGCTGAAAAGGATACTAATTATCCCGGCAATAATTTGAAACCTCAACTTCAACATATAAAAGATTTAGTACAAGACACTAAAGCAGAAACACTTTTAGATTATGGTTGTGGTAAGGGATTGCAATATACAAAGTGGAAGCACCATGAAGAATTTGGTGTAATGCCTGCATTGTATGACCCTGCTGTTCCAGAATATGAGCAACTTCCTGATGGTCCATTTGACGGTGTATATTCTACGGATGTAATGGAACATATATCTAAAGAACAAATTCCAGAAACATTTGGTAAGTTATTTTCTCGGGCAGATAAGTTTGTATTTCTTTCGATATGTACACAACCAGCTTTAACCATATTGCCTAATGGAGAAAATGCTCATTGTACTGTAGAACCTATAGAGTTTTGGGTGGCAATGATTGAAAAATATGCACCGAAACGTGTATATACCCATATAAAAACGTATGGTAAGTGCAATTCTTATCATATTTTAAATGAAGATATATATTTAGAGTGGTATCTTAATAATCTTGAGTCCTTTAAATAAACCTAAATAATTATAATATTAGAGCGGAGAAAAAAGTTTTTTTCTTCTAAGGAGCTACCTATGGAAGCATTTAAATTAATTGCTGACCTAGGCTTCTCTATTGCTGCAGTTTTTGGCGGTGGCTTTTTTATAATTTTGCTTTTGAAGTATATTTTAGATTCTGTTGTTAGTAGAACAAAAAATTTAAATGGAATGATTTCAACTCTTAACAACAGAGTAAAAACCATTAATAATGAAATAGTGAAACTTGATACCCTTATATGTCATGCACTGGGAGTTAAGCCAGATACAAGAAGGTTATCCGCTGCAGATGGCAAAGAAGATACTAGGAAAGACTGATGAATGAATTGGTAGATATAGTTAACCAATATGGTGTGCCAACTGTAGTTGCAGTTGGGATGGCATATTTTATATATTATATATGGAGATTTGTTACTCACACCATTTTACCAGGCCTGAGTAAAGCTATTACTACTTTAATAGCATTAATTGATAGAGTACGAATGTTAGATAATGACATGATACGATTAGACCAAAAAATTACCACTATAATGGATATAAGAAAACAGAAAGAGGAATTGGGGAAGAAAAAATAAAATAATGAACACAGAAGATGTTATGGACGTAATAGAAGATTTAAAAAGAAACAACAAGAAAGCCGCAATTGCACGAATCGTAGAAGCAGAAGGTTCTTTACCAATGAGTAGAGATGCAAAGTATCTTGTTGCAGAAGATTTTACGATTGGTACAATTGGTGGCGGTTGTTTGGAAAATGATGTATATCGCAGAGCAAAAGTTGTGATGAATGATGAGAAATCTTCTATACTTAATTTTGATTTGTCCGCACAAGAAGGAAGCACAGACGGACACATTTGTGGTGGAGAAGTGAAAGTATTAATTGAACCCATTAGTCTATATGATGATGAAAGAATAGAAAAAGAAAAGAAAGTAATACCATCATTGTATTTGTTCGGGGGTGGTCATGTTTGTTCACAAGTAGCAAAGTGTGCTTTTGTAGCAGGTTTTAATATTCATGTTGTTGAAGATAGAAATATGTATGCAAACAAAACAAGATTCCCAGATGCAAAAGAAATTCATGTTGGTAAAATACCAAATATTTTAAAAACACTAGATGTTGATGAGAATAGTTATCTTGTAATTATTACGAGAGGTCATTATCAAGATGAATTGATTTTAGATTGGGCAGTAAATACTGATGCAAAATATGTTGGAATGATTGGTTCTAAAATGAAAATATTAATGACATATGGAAATATATCAAAACATACAGATTGGAATAAAAGAAAATTAATAGAAAGAGTTCATGCACCAATTGGTCTTGATATCGATGCAGACGATCCCGGAGAAATTGCGATTTCCATAGTCGCAGAAATGATACGATTTCGTAGAAAAAAACATCAGTATAAGTATATGATGAACAAACGAATACAACCAATATTTAACGAAGGGAAGGAGAAAAAAAATGTTCAAAAAATTTGTGAAGGGTAGTATAATTGCTTTATTTACGATAGTGCTATTACTACCGCAAGCATCAATAGCTAAAAATGAAGAAGTTCCTGTAAAAAAAATTACAGAGATGCTTTATCCATCTGTATTGGTGGACTTGGGTAGAGGAACTGGTTCGGGTACTATTATTTTTAGTGATGAAAGAACCCATGAATCTTGGAAAGAAGAGAAAACTTGGACTCTTGTTTTAACAAATTATCATGTAATTCAGAATGCTATTACCATAGAAGAAGTGTTTGATCCTAAACGGGGTAAGAATGTTCAGAAAGAAACACGCCGACCTGTACATGTTCGACTATGGGATTATAATGATTTCAGTACAGCTGTAGGTACGACAGGTCGTGTAGCGCGTATTATTGCATGGGATAAAGATAGAGATTTAGCATTACTACGTTTGGATGATAAGGAACGTAAAATAAAGCATGTTGCAAAACTTTGGCCTGAAAATGTCGGTGGTCCTTATCTATTTCAGACTGTGTGGGCTATTGGTAGTGGTATGAGTAATCCACCTTACCCGACTCAAGGACTATTGAGTGGTATTAGTGGTAAAGACCGTAAAGGTCGAGCTTTGTACTTATCAAGTTCCCCTATTATCTTTGGTAATAGTGGTGGTTCTTTATGGGCTTTTAGTAAAAAAAGAGACAGATATGAAATGATTGGTGTTCCATCAATGGCTGGAGCTTATGGTTGGGGTACAATTATTCCACATATTGCTTGGTCTAGACCGATATCTGAAATTCGATCCTTTTTGCGTGAAAATGATTTTGGATTTGTTTTGGGTGATAAAGATGTTCCCAAAAAAGACCCGGATAAGAAAAAAGAAAAAGATAAGAAAAAAGAAAAAGATAAGAAAAAATAATTTTCTTTAAAAGGATATAAAATGAAAATATTTGTCGATAGCGCAAACGTGGAAGACATTGCCGAGGCAGTCTCGCTCGGCGTGGTGGATGGAGTGACAACCAACCCCTCCCTGATCGCCAAGGAGGATGTTGACATCCATACCCGGATTCGCCAGATATGCGAGGTCGTGGACGGTCCAGTAAGTGCCGAGGTGGTAACGACCGAGTGGGAAGCGATGGTCGAGGAAGGTATCGAGTTATCAGCGATTCACGATAACGTAGTAGTCAAGGTGCCCATCGGCAGCGCTGGTCTTCGGGCTGTCGTAAAGCTCCGTGAGAAAAACATTAACACAAATGTCACCCTGATATTCAACCCCTCGCAGGCCCTCCTTGCCGCCAAGGCGGGAGCTTCGTATGTGAGTCCGTTCGTGGGCCGGCTAGATGACATCGCGGTGAACGGGATGGAGATGGTCGCTGATATAGTCCAAATATTTGAGAATTACGATTTCACCACTCAGGTGCTCGTCGCGAGCATTCGGAACCCGGTCCATTTTCTCGAAGCTGCTAAGATGGGCGCAGATGTGGCCACGATTCCACCCCCGCTCATTCACCAGTTATTAAAGCATCCCCTGACCGATATCGGTCTGGAGAAGTTCTTGACTGACTGGCATCTCTCGGCAAGCTCGAGGTCCATGGGCCCATGGAAGCCTCGAAAGGAGATAAAATGAAAACTTTTCGTCACTATGTAGGAGACTCGTTCCAAAATTTGAATGAAGCAAAAATGGGGAATTGCTTTGAAGTAGTAGGCAAGGCCATCATGCACAATCTTATGACTATGGATGAAAAAGAAGCAAATGAATATGAGGTTGTTCACGCATTTGTTCGTGGGGAAGGCTCACTAGAAGGTAAACGATTTGTTCATGCATGGATTGAACATAAGGGAAATGTTATAGACAAAGCAAACGGAAATAATATTACACTACCAATAAAAGTATATTACAATTTAGGTCAGGTAGAGCACAATGAAAAAGGTGCATATGCAAAATATGATAGGCGCACCGCGCAACGCAACATGGGCAAATATGGTCACTATGGTCCGTGGAATGAAATTGACGATTCGTTGCACGAGGGCGCAATACCAGATACGAAAAGAGAAATTGGAAAACAGAAAATACGTTTAAGTAAAGACATGAAAGATATTCTATTAGATAGGGGAGAATGAGGATGAGGAAAGAAAAAATATTATTGGGTCTTGACAAAACCTGTTTTATATGTTAGGATGTATAAGTAAATGAGGGATTAACTATATGGACATATATACCCACACTATAATTTCTGTTAGCATTATTGCAATTACTTATTATATTGGTAGATATTTACATAAAATGTCTCTTTTAGATAATATTGTTTCTTCAACTTTAGATAAATTAGAGGAAGATGGGTATATTGAAGTAAAAATGAATATTTGTGGTGAAAAAGAATTAATTAAAATTGAAAAAGTTATTGAAAAGAGACTTGAAAAATCTTTAAAAGTATGATATATTATGTTTAAGTTTTTAATTGGCTTCATAATAACTGGGGTATGTAAATGCAAGTAGAAGTAAGAAATAATAATATTGAAGGGGCATTGAGAATTCTTAAAAAGAAATTGCTACAGGAAAATACTTTTAATGAGTTAAAACGTAAAGAGTATTTTGAATCCAGAGGGGCAAAACGAAGGAGGGAAAGGGGAGCTGCAAAACGTAGATATAAACGTGAAACGACAAAACGAAAAATAGAGTTAGGATATTAAATGCCAAAAAGTAAAATACAAGTAAAAACGGATAATAGTAATTGGCAAGCACCTAAAAAAAGTAAACCAAGAAAACCTATGAAACGAATCTCCCGCACTAAAAACCGGAAAAAAACTACACAATCTGGAGCGATAGATCAAATAAAATTTCTGAGTGAAATAAGTGAAACACAAATGGTTACTATTAGTAAACTCGGGGAAAAGGATTTAAGAGACTATCAAAATTTCCTATGTAATGACAATGACAAAGATTTAACAAGTGAAGAGCAGTTGTCCACAATTACCGGAAGAGCATTTGGAGCGTGCTTAAATTGGTTCAATCAAAATACTAATTCAAAAACTCAGAAGAAATATGTATTAAATTTTATGAATAAAAATGGTCAAAAGTCAGAAGCAAAAATTCTAAAATCTTTGCCTGATTATTATTTCACTCCATTGGGTTCTATTTGTCGTCTACATGATCTTGGCGCACATGTTGGTTATAAGCCCTGGCGGGATAAAAGAATTGATGAGATAATAAAAGTAGCTCTTAATACAAAGAAAGATACTCCCGACAAGAAACCTAAGAAAAAGGTTGATGTTCAGGCTGCAACAAAAGCTATGGTCGAAAAATATATCAACATG